AAACGTCTATTTCATCGCCGAATTGGGAAATAAGGCCGATGACCGCGCCGATTGCGACAGCTACAATCCCAAACGGGTTTGCAAGCATGGCGACATTCAAGCCGATTACCTGCGCCGTCGCGGCGGCAATGGCAACCGCAAAGCCCGCCATAATTGGGACGACCAAATTCAGGTTATCCGCAATCATTTTGATAATGGAGGCGATGCCGGACATTGCGCCGCTGTCGTTCAGCAGTTTGGAAACCATGCTTTGCCAGTTGTTCGAAAACACCGTCAAAGCCTGACCCATCGTCATGGGCATTTTGGCCGCCTGCTCGCCGAATTTTTCCGACGCGCCCGATATGGCTTTAAAAATCACATCCGCCGTCAACTGTCCCTCGCTGCCCAGCTTTTTGATTTCCGCGCGGGATTTGCCCATATATTCCGCAATGGTATCCAGCAGGATAGGGGCGGCTTCGGCAATGGATTTAAATTCATCGCCTTGCAATACACCGCTGCCCAAAGCCTGCGATAACTGCATCAACGCGGCGGCTTGCTGTTGTGCGCCCACGCCGCCAATTGTCATGGCGTTATTCGTCGCTTCGGTAAATTGCAAGATTTCCTGTTGCGTGTAGCCGTAGTCTTTCAAGGCGCGGCTTGTGGATACATACAGGCTTGACGTTGATTCAAGCGATGCGCGGGTATTGTTCGCTACATCCAAAAGCTGACGCTGTACGGCTAAATACTCCGTTTCAGACGACACCACCTGTCTTACTTGGCTGTTTATCGACTGCATGGCATCGGCGGTATCAAGCATGGATTTTGCAAACGACACCGTCGCAAATCCCGCCAAAAGCGTACCGATTTTACCCAGCCCGCCCGCCGCCTCCTCCGCCTTATCGCCTGTCTTGGCAAGTTCAGCGTTTAACTCTTTGACCTTTTCCTTACCGTCGCCGACACCCCCGATAAAATCGGACATATCAATGTCAAACGCCTTTTCCATCGACTTCTGCATCTCGGAAAAGCTGCGCGTCAATTCTGATCGCACCTGTCCGATAGCGTTTTCAATCTGCTTGGAAGCATTCGACGCAGAGTTTGCTGCCTGATTAAAACCCGCAGCCGTGCCGTTCTCGACGGTTATCTTGATTTTCGTTTCTAAATCGCTCATACAGCCGCCCATAAAAAAGCCCGTGAATCATCACGGGCGTTGTTTCAAATTTAAATTAGGCTTCAACCAGTTCCGCGCCTGAAAAGACGCTTTGTTCGTTCCCCTGCTCAACCGCCTTCCCGTACAGCCATGCACGGGATACCTCGCCATCTTCAGGCAACACGTTGACGGAAATTGAGTGGGAACAAAGCGGATTCCGACCCGCTTCATATGCCTTTTTGGACACATAGCCGTTCAGGGTTGCCGTTACGGTTTTGAACTTGTAATCAATACTTACATATTCAATAACATGATGGCTTGCCGTTGCACCAGTGCTTTCGTCTTCAATTTCGCGGTTAATTGCAATTACTTGTTTAGTCATAACTTTCCAATCTTTAAAGTGTTAAACATCAGGCTTTACACAGCAAAGCCAATTTTCAGGGAGTGGGGTTGTTGTTTCCGGCAACGCTTCTCGCGCGGCGCAATATAACTCCAGTTTGTCGCTATGCCTATAAGCCCACGCTCCCCAAAATGGATCTTGCCAGCTTCTCGAGGTATTCTCATTTGCGATTTTTGACAGTTGCTCCAATAAACCCATTTTTGATTTAAAGGCGTTGATTTCAGAGTCCAGCAATTCAGCTTCCATTCTTTCCTCAAACGCCCTTGATACCTCTTCCAAGCGTGCTTCCGTCTGCCTGGCAAGCTGCATCGCCTGAGACTCAGCCGCCCGTGTCGCTGCATCGTAATACGCCGAACCCGGTAGCGGGTTTGTGTAACTTGCCCACACAATCTCTTTACTACGTGAGACGTGGGCGACTGATTGTGCTTTATTAAACTGGCGATAACTGTAAGGCAGGTTTGATGCCATCCGGGCATTAAACGTATTGGCCAAGTCTGCATTTACCTTTTGCCACCCAGTCAGCCCGCCGCCATCGCTTTTATCCGCAATTACGTTTGAATACCGATAATTTAAAATAGGCTGATACGAATTGACCTTGTTTAAATCCCATTTAAATGTATCTTGCGGATTTGGCAGCATCGGATAATAAGAGGAGCCATCTTGTTTGCTTTGAAAAAGGCTGTGTACACCCGCTCCAAAACCATCAGGCAGCCCCGTCTTGTAAAGTGCGGCATTGTCCCATCCAAGCATCCCGACAGGCTGGGCGGCTTTGGAAAGGTCTATTCCCGATACCTCGTAAAACAATCCGACACCCGACACCCTCCGCTTTACCGTCCCGCCGTTTTGAGTTACCGCTCCCATGAGCTTAAGCGGTAAAGAAGAACTGTCATACTGCTCATATTTCAAAGGAGCATTTTCATCTCCCTCTAAAAATCGGGCTAGTTTTTTGCGTTTTTCCTTATTTTCCCCATTTCGCAGGGTATCAATGATGGCAGGTACCGTTTCGGGCATGAATCGATGATTTGGCGACTCGTTGGTAAAAAACCATCTTGACCTATCCACTTTACCCACAACCAAATCCGAAAACGTAACCGACCTGTTGTAGCCGTCATTTACTTCGGCGACACTGCCTTTTTTGGGCATGACGTAATTGATTTGTTGAGGCGAATAGTCGTAGCTTGCAAGCCCGTATGGGTTGTAGTCAATAGCAGTGGAGCATTTATTAAGATACTCGTATGGCAAACCTGCGGTTTCGTAGAAAAATATCTCCAAGTCCGTGCCACCTGCCATATCTATAACCATATAGCCACATCCGAGACTTACCGCCGAAAACCCTGCCACTTCGCTTGTCCCGATGCTCGTACTACGAAAAGATGCAGTAATAGGCAGTCCAGTGGGATTGTAGTTTTCCGCCAGATTGCCTGCGTATGGCAACCCTGTTGCATAATTTGACTTGTCATCAGCAGATAGTTGACCGTCTATATGCTTCATCTCAAGCGATGCGTGCATAATATCCGACCCTGATTTCAGAGCGTTGCACATCAAAGTAGCCATCTCGAATTTTTCTTGATTGTAGCCGCTTCCCCAGCCGTGAATAACGGCGGGTATTAACCCCCTTGTCCGTAAACCAATCCCCGATGCCCCATATAAAGGCAGAATCATACGGACGCCGTTATTAGGGGCGTTAAATTGATACCCCGAAATTAATGCACCGCTGGCTCGCTCAGGGGTGTTGCCTTTTGCAATCAAATCATTAAAAGGTACGTTTAGGCTACCGTCATTTATAGATACCTCTTTACCGCTATTCGAGACTACACGGAGGTTATTAATCCATCCAGCCCCCTCAGGTAGGGATAAGTGAAGCTTGCCTATATATTTCGGCGTAAATAAGCCAAAATTGACTAAATCCACCCCCGCCTCGTTATAAATAGCAAATCCCCAGTCTTTGTCATCAGTTGAAGTAGCCATAAAGCAAGCTCCTACCCGCAAAAGCACCGCAATGGGTAATAAACCTATCGCCGAAAAGGCGTTTATGATAAAAAGAGTGTACCCATTGCAATGTGCCGTTTTGCAGTTTCGTTATACTCAAATACTCTGTATTCCAGTTGCCGACCGTGTGGGATTGGGGAATCAGGAAAATCCCCTTGAAAAAATTACGGCGCGGGAACAGCATATCTAAGGCAATTAGCCCATTTGGGGCGTTACCCAAAAATAACACCCCCTCGACAATCAAACTTGCATCCAAGTTTATATCGATAGGGTTCCCGTCTTTATCAAAGCAAAACAAGCCGTAATCCATTAAGATTTTCCTTTATAGCCCACTATCACACGCAGATAACCCCTTGAATCATGGACGGTTAGACGTTCGTTTATCAGCTTCATGCCGACTTGCCCGTTCGATGATGATAAAGACACCTCGCCGTTATTTTCCACGACAAAACGACCATTGCCTAAATCCATGCGGCCGCCACGAATATCCCCCATGTTGGCAGATATTGCCGACAACTTATCAACGCCGATTTCCCGCGCCGTTACGCTTCCGGCTTTCAGGCGGTTAGCGTTCAGCGTGTTTGCCGTGATTTTATCGCCGTGAATATCCCCGGCGTTCAATTTATCGACAATCGCCTTGCCGTTTACCACCAGCTCGCCATTTACGCCGACACGGTTTTGACGCGTATCAACCGTAAATGGGAAAACGTCAGCTTTGCCCGGCGCGCCGATGCCGAAGCGGTCGGCGTTGACAATAAACTTGCTTTCAGGCGTTCCGTTTTTTGGCGTGGTTGCCAAGCCGTAGCCCGCTACCTTGCCGTTAACGTCAACCTTAACAGTGTATTGCGCTTCCAAGCCGTTGATACTGCGGGCGTGGGTTTGTACCGTCGCTTTATTGCCGTCAGCGGTTGATTGGACTGTCGTGATACGCTCGCCAAGCGATTTGATGTCGCCTGTTGCTTTGGTTAAGGTCGTCTGAACTACCTGAACCGTTGCTTGGGTCTCATTTACCGACTTTTGCGCGGTATCAAGGCGCGCAGAAAGGGTCTGAATTTCACGCTTTCTATCCTCGTTCGCGTTTTTGATACGTTCGTTGACGCTGCCCGTGCCGTTGCTGTCTATCAGGTTGATTTTATCGCGTAGCGATTTATTTAAATCACTTTCCGATAGGTCGCTTGTCGCTACATCGTAAACGGTAAACGACACGCTGTTGCTGACTTTCAGGCTGTCTTTGCCAAAGCTGTCATAGCCCGCCGCGCGCAAATGGTAGGTCTTACCTTTCTCCAGCGGGCTGCCGTTGCATTTGGCGACGGTTACAAACGTTTCCGCGCCGTCATAGACTTTGTTTGCGTCTGTGGTCGGTACGGCTGCGTTTTCGGAAACCCAAACGATAATCCCTGCGAAATCCTCTTCGGCAGGTTTTTGGCAGGTAAAAAACACCTGTTTCAAGCCGCTGTCGACGGAAATACCTTGCAACGCTTGCAATTGCGGATTTTGCGCCGCGATTTGCGCCCAGTTTCCCGTCTTCCCGGTAACAGCACGACCGCGAACCTTGAAAACAACATCACGCACCTGCCCGCCGTCGGCTCTCATGTCCGCTTGCGTGTAGGTGTAGCTGTTGTCCACAATGCCGCTGACTTGGCGCAAACGGCGTTGGCTGTTGCCTGCGTAGATTTCCACGTCGTAGGTATCCGCGCCGTCCAGCTTGTCCCAAACGACGACGGCTTCTTTCCCGTACGCCCAAGATGATGTCAGGCGCAGGTTTTGGATTTGCCCAAGCGGCGCGCCCTTGATGGCGTAAGAGTACGCAGGAACGGACGCCAAATCCTGAATGCCGCCACTGAAAACGTTGTACGAAACCAGTTTGACCCAAACAGTCCGACCAATCCAGTTACGCGGGACGGCATATTTGAACAATGCTTCGTCGATGCGCGCAAACTTACTGCCCGCCGCATGGCTGTCGATAGCAGAACCATACGCACCGCGCGTCAGGTTGCCCAGCGTATAACGACCCACGCCTTTAAGTTCTGCGTTTGCGTATGCCAAAAACTCGCCGTCAACGTAGCACAATGTCAGTAAATCGCGGCTGTCCTGCTCCGTACCGCCTGTCATTTGACCTGCGGATATTTCCACGCTCAGAGTGTTGGTACGGTCGAAAACCGCACCATTCGGCAAAGCAGCAGTCAAAGAGCCGAAACGCGCTTTGTGATTGACTGCGCCGACGCGGGTATAGCTGTCGCCGTCGGTTGACACCCACACTTCAGCACCACCCCACATATCGCCGCCGGCGGTTGCCATCCAAATTTGCGGCTCGCCGCCTGTCAGTTGCAACGGTGCTTCAAAAATAACGGGCGCATGGGCGTTACCCGGCGAAACATTGTAGTCTGCCGAATAGCCCAAAGACGGCTGAGCTGGGTATTCTGACGTTGTGTAAACGCCGACAGGGTAGTCTTCTGCCTTGACGGATAAAACCCCCTCTTCATCCTCTTCAATTTCCGTGATTCGGACGGGCGTTTTATTCAAACCAAGCCCTGCGTCAGTCAGGGTTACAATATCCATCGGCTCAAGCAGACAGTATTTCCAACCCAGCTTAAACTCATATTCATTGCGGACGTACAGGGCGCGTTGCAGCAGTTGTTGTGCTACTTTTTGCGCTACCTTGCCGGCGCAAATACCGTGCATTTTGACGGCTTCTTTCGGGCGCAATCCGTACTGCTCGATGTTCGCTTGGTCTTTTACTTCCGCAATGGCGACGTTATAGTCGTTATCGCGGTCGAGATACTCGACTTGGACTTGGTTAAACGCGTCGGCATTGGTTTTGCGCTCGACGCTTACAGGGTCTTCCGCGCCTGAGACGATAAAATCGTCATCAGTCAGGTCGTATAACGCTTTGTTATCGGCAACATATGCCGCGCCGTTGCCCGAATAATTGCCGTCGCCGTAGGGGACGATTTTCAGACGACCTTGCGAAAACACCGCTGCACTATTGGTCTGCTCCAGCAGTTCGGAAATGTTCCGCTGTGCCTCGCCTTGCTCCGTGTAGGCAGGGCTTAGAAAAATACCAACCGCGCGGCAATAATTGCTGTATCGGTCGGTGTCGCCGATGCTGTCGACGGGGAATCCGCAGCCGTAGCGTTGGTTCGTCAGCAGATCTCGGATTATTTCGCGCGGGTTTGCGTCAGGGATATTGCCCGAATAGCCCAGTTTCCCGATAACCTCGAAATTATGCTGATAAATCTGTGCAGATTTCGTCAGTTCGTAGTTTGGGCTGCACAGGTAGGCGGTACCGGAATAGTTTAAGGCTTGCCCGGCGTGTTTTGCCTGCGCCAAATGCGTCCACAACGGCTGCTCGTCGCCGCCGCGCATAAGCGTTAGACGCAATTGTGCCAGCGAATCGAACTTTTCCTTATCGCGCCAAATACGACCGACGCCGCTAATCTCGCCCTCGCACAATGCAAGCATGACGGCGGCTTCGTAGGTGTACTTGATGTCTTCCTGCGTTACACCGCCGCCGCCTTTACCGCCCTGCCGTGTCGTGGTTTTATGCTCGATGGTGGTAAAGTCGCCGTACCAAATCAGATTACCGGCAACGCGCGTCCTGCCGTAGATGACGGGCAGGGTAAGCCCCTGCGATGACCGCTGCACTTGTAACGATAAAATCCGCTCTTCAGCCGATGTAATGGTTGATGATTTACCGCCCATATAAAACCTCTAAATATCAATCTACTAAATGCGCCTCGTACCACAAACCCTCAAGAGAGCCTGCGTAGTTGGTTGCAATATCAAAACCCGTTTCCGTCGCATTGCCGATGTAAGTCAGGCGCACGGTTGTTGTCATTAAATCCAACGTAACTTTGACAAACGGCCGCCTGCTAAACGGACGTTGAAACTTGACCGTCATAAATTCGTTATTGGACGGCGTGGAGATAAATTGCGAACGGGCAACGTATGCAGCCTGATACTCTTTGCGGGTATCGGCTATTTTGCTGACTTGCTCGGCAAGTGCCGAAATCTGTTTACGCAAATCGGTGTCGTCATACGCCGCCCCGCCTTTTGGTTGGTTGGCAAGTTGCTTTTTGACGGCTTCCAATTCTTTTTTGATTTCAGCGTCGTCATACGGTGCGCTGCTCGGCAAGGCTGCCAATGTCTGTTTGATGCGCGCCAAGTCCTGTTTGATGGCCGTGTCGTCATAGCTACCACCACCGCCGCTGCCACCACTACCGCCGCCAAGTCCATAGGCTGATACTTCAATGTTCATTAAATGCCTCCAGTGTAAAAAATTTCACATCACGCCCTGAAAGTTCGGGCTGTTCGATGTCATCTAAAACCACACCGCGCCCGATGTAGCTGTGGATAATCTTGCCATCGCCCACCAAAATAGCGGAATGGCTAAACGTGCGCCCAAATTTCCACATGGCGATGTCGCCCGGCTTTGGGGCGTCCGTCTCTTTGCAAAACTTGGCGATAACCTCTAAATACCGCTCGGTATCGCGGTGCAAGTGCCAGTCGCGGGAATATTTGGGCGGCGTGAAGTCATCGGGAACGATGCCGACCGCGCCGTAAACACCGGCAAGCAACATGGCGCAATCCACGCCCGCGCCCTTGACCATTGCGAAATGATGATAGGGCGTACCAAGCCATGACCGCGCTTCTTCGACAATTTGTTCTCTCAAATCCATTTCAGACGACCTCTTAAACCACCGTGTCAGCAGACGGAATATAAGGGAATCCGCGAAAATGCACGATGTTGTTAAATTTGTTTTTACAGGTATCCTGACGCTTGTTGCAGCCCGGATAAACCTTAAACACGTCGCCAGCTTGCGGGGGATAGGGCAGGCGCAGGGCAAACTCGAACGTATTGCCGCTATGCACCTTGACCGTCCTGCTCAAGCCTGCGTTTCGTCCACTCGTGAACTTAATCACGCCCTGCGAAAACCACCCGTCAGGCTGTGTCAGGTTGTGTTTTAGTACAGTTCCTGTTTGGCTGTTCTCCGTTACGCGGCCGTCCACTGTGAATTTCTCACGGTTGACCTTGCAGCCCTCGTCATAGAGCGTTCTCATGCAGCCCGCCTGATAGATGTTGCGCGGGCTTGATACGTTCAAAAGCTCGATGTCAGATTTGACGTCAACCTTTACAGACGACCTGCTGCCCGATACGTCCGACACGCGCCCCGAAAAGATATTCACAGCACCAACGGGGCGAAGTTCGGCAAGCGAGCCGACCACATCGGTTGCAGACCGCAAATCAACGCCCGAAATCCTGATGGAATCAGACGTTTGGTATCGCGCCTGCATGATTAGGCTGCGTATTTCCTTGACCGTTTTGCCTGCGGGGATTTCGTGTTTTGCCGAAATGCGCTCACTCAATGTTTTCTTGGTACCACTGACCGCATCTTCGTACCAGCAGCTAAAATAGCCGACGGAATTGTCCGTATAGGTTACAGACAGTTCAGCCCCGATACGCGGATAGGGTTTGCCGTAGATTGACGTTGCGTTTTCAAGCGCAATATCACATGACAAGACAAACTCATTAGGCAATTCGCCGCGAACTTGCAGCGTTTTGGTCTCGGTTCGATTCACGCCCGACACCTCTAGGACTGCGTTTGCGTCCTCGACCATGTTGCCGATGGTTGAAGCGGTTGGCTTGAAAAACACACGGTCAATCTTGACCCGTGCGCCGTCCAATACGCCGCCCAAAGCAGCTTCAGCCCATTGCAAGCCCTCAAGCCTGTAATCAGGGTCGGACGCAATTTGCAGGGTATTAGAATCCACGTCTAATCCGACAGCGATACGGGTTGCCCCGCGCTTGATAATCAGCTTATGGGCTTCATAAGTCTGTCCATCCCAAACGACAGGCATATCCGCGCTGGTATGGCGCAGCACCTGCCCGCCCGAAAGCGTGATGGTGTACAAATCCGCCATCTGAAACTCGTCGCTACCGTGTAGCAAGTCAATCAGTTCTTTTGTCGCTGTCTTCATAGCTTCACGCTCGTAAACTCAATCTTTTTGGCTGCCCACAGGCTGCCCAAAACGTTTTCAAAATCCACCGTGTCAGAGGTAAACCTTACGCGGAAATAAAAACCGCCCGTCCATGTAATCGGACGACCCGGCGTTTGCGGCGTGTTGAAAACCAAGACGCCTTTGTCGGTAACGGTGTAATCGCGCCCATACGTCAACGCCACGCCACCCACTTTGACGGCGGGGCGTTCTTTGACTGCCAAGACAGGCTCAATAAATCCGCCCATAGAACGGACGAGCTGATAGCGCGTAACGCCCTGCACCGTATTTCCGATAGGCTGGTCGGTTACGGCGTTGTCGGTCGGATCCTCGTAAAGGAAACTTTCAAAGCTGCCTTTACGGGCATTGAAGAATCCCGCCAGTTGCTCCAACTCGTTTACGGACGCTTTTGTCCGCAATACCTCAAACGACAGGGAGAACCGCCATTGCGGGTAGGTGTAGTAGGCGGTTCGAAATTCACGACCGCTCGCTGATTTCTGCGTCCCGGTACTCCATACCGCCGTTTTCTTCCGCCCCCACTTTAAGCCGGGAAACGTGGGGAAAATCGCATTACCCATTAGATGATTCCTTTCGCTTTCAGCAAGGCGTTAAATTCTTCTTCAGGCAGTTCGTTACCACCTAGCATACCGATGGCTTCGGCTTCGTCCGCTTCGCTCTGTACGACGCTCGACGACGGCTTGATGCCCATGTACGACGCTACCAAGATATGCACGGGCGGATGTTCGCGCCAATACTCGTTCAAATACTGTATGCGCGGCAAATCCAAGTTTTCGGCGACGTAGTCCCACGTCCAACCGGTAGAGGCACAAACGTGGGCAATCATCGCGCCGAAACTTAGTCCGCCGCCTGAACTTCCCCCGCTTGTGCGGCTTCCTGTTCTTTGCGTTTCAGGCCTGACACGTCCATCACGGCGGCAAACACGTCGCCCATGTTGGCAATATCAATCAAATCGGCGACCTGTTCGCGCGTCATATCGGGATAATTACGCTTCAGGGCGGCATGGGCGCAATCAATAACGGTGGAGATTTGTTTTGTATCTTGGACGTTGCCGTCAAATGCGCCGATACGCTCTTGTAACTGTTCCAGCGCGCCAAGTGCGATAGGTGGGATAACGTAATTCGTGCCGTTCAGTTCAACGGTTACGCCTTTAATTCGTACTGTCATTTTTTGTTTCCTTGATTCAGGTCAGATAAAAAGACCGCCCTTTCGGACGGTCTGCACGGATTACTCTTGGATCCACAACGTGCCGACTTTAAAGCCCGCTTCATCGGTTTGCGCCGTGAAGTCAATCTCAGGGACGGAAAAGTCGTCGTTTTTGGTCGAGAACAAGCCCAGTTTGCCGCTGGTTACGCTTTCCAGTTCCAACAGGGCTTTTTTGCCCTTGAACTGCGTCAGGTATTTCAGCTTAAAGGTCGGCGTGTTGCCCATCGCCATGTTTGACAACTCAATTTTCTTGGCTGACGGCATGGTTTGGGTATAGGTAAAGCTGGGATAGACGGTCTTACCCTTGTCCGCGTCAGCAAAGGTGTACAAGCCTGTTGCGGACACCATGTATTGCCCCGCCGTCGGATTGCTGGCGACCTTGATGTAAGCCGTACCATCGCTACCCATAACGCCCGCGTCTTCCACGAAGCGACCACCGTTAGGCGCGGTTGCCTGCACGGTATATGCGCCGCTTGCTGGAATCGCTTTACCGGTTACATCCGCCCACAGTGCTTTCATTGTGCCGGTTGCAAATTCCGCGCCAAAGAACAGGGTATTCAGGGCGAGACCGTTGATTAACGCGCCCTTGAATTTACCTGACACTTTGACCTTGCCTTGTGCGACAGCCAAAGCAAAACGGTTTTGACCGAAGAACTCTTTCAGTTCCGCCGATAAATCGACGGACATTTCTTGCAAGCCCATGATTCGCACGGGCGTTGCGTTCTGTACACGGTTGCCGTAAGCATCCGTAATCATTTCGGCGAACACTTCGCCGCTACCAAACGTCAACTGCATGACATTTCCTTTCAAAAATAAAACCGCATTACGCGGCGCAAATCACAATCGGGATAATGCAAACCGCCTGATCGCCAAGCGTTCCCTCGTCGGTTTCTACCGTACCCTCGACGCGGCAATACTCGACATCCGCGCCATCAACCACTAAAGCCGTCTTACCCGTGATAGGGTGGACGGCGTTCACGGTATTGCACACCGCATCAATCAGCGGATTCATGATGGGCGCGGGCGGCTCGCCTGACGTTTGGACGTACAGATACACATTGACGTGCAAAATCCACTTGGTTTCCTGCCCTGTTAGTGTTACCGCCTGCATATCGCCCTGCGCCATGAATAACGCGGGTTGGTCGTAGCGTTTCACGTCGTTCCAGTGCAGCAGTTTGCGGCTCTTGGTAACTAAGCCGTCCAATGCGTCCAGCTTCGCCCACAGCGCGGAATAAATCGCTTCGCGGTTCATCGCAATGCCCCTTTCACGGAATTTCTCAAATCCGCTTCAATCTCAGGACGCATATCACGCAAAGCCGACCGCAAAAACGACCGTTCAGGCAGGCGAACATTGCGGGAATGCGCACGAACCTGAACGTATCGCGGCGATTTAAGCGGTCGCCCAAATGCCTGACGAACCTGACGCAAAGATGCCTTGACGTTTACCGTGCCTGCAAAGCCATATTCGTGCGCCTTGCCGTAGCGGACGTTGGTGTTTACCTCGCCGATTACCGCGCCGCCCGTGTTGGTTACGCGCTGGTGTATCGACCGACGCAGATTGCCCGTCCGTACATTCAGCACCTGACCGGATAGGCGGTTTTGCATGACTTCGCGCTGCAACCGTAACGCCGACCGACCGACCGACTGAACGATAGCCGTCTGAACCTTGTCGCCGTAGGAGCGCAAGACCGCCACCAAAACATCGCCGCCGATAAATTCCATCTTGAGCATCACACGCCCTTTCGTTTGTACTCATTGAGTATCGCAAACGCCGACGGCGGTATACCGCCCGATTCGCTGAATGTTGAAAACGAGATGGTCTCGCCTGCAAGCGTTTTCGACTGTACGCCCTTGTTCTCGATTTCGTTCATCCGCTGCGTTGCGATAATCAAGATGGCTTCCTGAATGTCGGCAGGTATGGTTTCATAGCCCGCGCGGTACGATACCTCAACGTTTCGGATTCCCTGCGCAAAACAGGCATGGCGAATCAGCAGCCAGTTATCAAAATCCCAGTCGTTCGCCATGCGCCCGTTGATTTTTACGGACGACACGGATAGGACGGGGTATTGATTCAGGACGATGCGGTTTTTGCCGTTGCCGTTGTACCGCTCGACGTAATCCGCCGCTTCGAGTTTGCGCCCGATATAGGCTTCGACAGCCGCCGATACCCCGTTAAGCAGGGTTTGGAAATATCCGTCCTGCTTATCGTGGGTAACGCCCAACCGCTGTTTGAATAAATCAAGAGAGACAAGGGCGGTCATCGTTATTCAGCCTTTTCAGCTTCAGCTTGCTCGGTTTCGGCAGGCTGTTCGGCTTCAACCGGCTCTACCGCTTCAGCAGCTTGCTCGGTCTTGGCTTTGCGTCCGCGCTTGGCTTTTTCAGGCTCGGTTGTTTCTTCAGCAGGCTCGGAGGCAACGTTACCGAATCCAAACTGATACAAAAATTGCGCGGCTTCAGCGGGGACTTCCACGATGCGGTCTTCGCCAACCGTATAGCTTTGACTGCCAAAGGAAACGTCGGTAAAGCCTTCGGGGGCTTGTAATTTAACCATTTCTGTCATTTTGATTCTCCAAAAGAAAAGGCCGCCTGAAAATTCAGACGACCTTGTTAGGGTTAGGCGGCGTTGGTAATCATACCAAACGCAGGCATGAACATACCTTGCAGCAACTCGTCCGCATAGACGCCGTACTCATACATACGGGTACGCAGCGGCCATTCGATTTGGTAATACTCTTGGCGCGTACGCACTTGCAGCAGATTGCCCACACCTTGAACGTAGCCAGGCAGACGGGACGAGTAGAACAGGTAGGTACCGGCAGGCAAGTTCGGGTGTACCACGATGTTCAGTTCGTCGCCTGTGATTTTGTTCAGGTACGAACCAACAACCACGCCCGCGCGGATGCTTGCGGCGTTGTCGATGTCCACTTTCAACTTAATGAGCGGCGCACCACCGTTGCTGATAATCAGCTTAGTCAACGCAGCCAAATCGCGGGCGTTGATGTAGATGGTATCGGGCGACAAGCGGTATCGAGTGAAGAAATGCGCGAACGCTTCTTCAAACTCATACACGCCGCCCGCGCCGTCTGAAGTCAAGCCGTTGCCTTTATTGTCCGACCAGAACGCGCCGGAATCGGGCAGGGCGATTTGGGTCAGCAGGCCGTCAAATTCCAAAACGGAAGTGGAATTGTCTTCAGACGGCAAAGATGCGGCGGTTTGAGTACCCTCAGCATCGCCCAAAATTTCCACTTTGGCAGCGGTGGTAATCGCGCCCAGTTTTTCAGAGCCAGCCGCGCCCCAGTACCAAGCGTAGGCAACCGCGCCGCGAACAGCGGGAATCATGGCGGTTACTTTTTTGCCCGTACCAACACCCGAAACGGAAGCCGCCGCAGATTTTTGGGCAGAACCGCCACCGAATGTGTCGGTCGTACCGTCAGCGTTTTGGCGCGTGATTTTGGCAGGGACTTGGGCAGTCTTGATGTTCAAGCCTTGACCGATTGCGCCGTTGTTTGCGCCTGCGACGTCCCAGTATGCCTGCAAACCCAAAGCCACACAGACGACGGACAGGCTTGAAATGCTGATTTTGCCCAAAGTGTCGTTAGAAACGACAGCGGTTGGGGTAGGGGTAACGCCTGCTTTCAGGCTGGTGTTACCGCCCAGCAAAATCATTTCTTCTGCAACCATAGTTGCTTGCAGGGTTTGGGCAACCGCCAACGCTTTCACGTCCTCGAAACCGCGCGCGGCATAGTCTGCCTCAAAGGTTACTTGGTTTTCCAAGCCGATGGCGCGGAATTGGGCGTTTCGTTCAACGATTTCATGGTTGATAACACCGCCGCGTTTACCCTCACTGATACCCGCGCGTTGATTGCCGACGTTGATATTAGTGATGGCTTTCCAGTTTGAACCAATGGTGCGACCGCCGCCCACGCGGGGGATACGGTTACGCAACGGGGTCAATACCGGATAGAGTTTTTGCGACGGCGCGGAAAGGTCATAGGTTTGCAGACCGATGGTAAAACTGGTCGGCTGAGTAAAACCTTTGTTCAGCGGCTCGCCGCCTGCTTGTGCCGATTTCATCAGTTCAAGCGTTTCTTGAGTGATTTGATTCACGTTCATTTAAAGCTCCCAAAAATAAAAAAACCGCCTGTAAGCGGTGTTACAGACGGCCTGTTTGTGCTGCCTTGACGAGTGTTGCCACGTAATCAAGCGAACCGTCATTCTTTACAATCGGCAGGAAACCTTTTAACGGGTCTTCGCCGTTATCTTCTGCCTTGCTGATGGCTTTGGTGCTACCTTTCGGCGGTGCTGCCTGTTTCTTCAAGCTTTCGATTTCCGCCTGTGCTTTGGCAAGGGCATCATTCGATTTCTTCAGCGCGTCTTGCGCTTTTACCAGCTCGTCCACCGATTCGGCTTTGGCAAGGTCGTCTGATTTGTCGGATTTACTTACCAATACATCGACAGGCTCGTATTTAAGCTCGCCTTCATGCTTCTCTGCCTTTGCCAAGACCGCTTTCAGGATGGCGATTTCAGATTCGGACAATTCGACGCTTGCCGATTTTTCGGCTTCGTCCTTTTTGTCGTCTTCTTTGTCATCGACCTTTTCGCCGTCTGCCTTTTCGGTATCGTCAGCGGGTGTTTCATCGGTTTTGTCGGCTGGCTCGTCATCCTTATCCGCCGTTTCTTCCTCTTCTTTAGGCTTATCCGCCTTAAAGCAGGTAAACACCGCGTCAGGATTGGCAGGGCGGTCAACAAGGCTGATTTCTGTCAGCTTCAAGCCCGTGATTTGCGACTTGTTCAATTCATCGCGAGCAGTAACGCTGCCGCCGATTGAAAAGCCTTTGTAAACGCCTGTTTTGACTTTCGTAACCGCAACAGGGTCAACGATGTGCGCGCCAAAAAATGTGCGCCCGTCGTCTTCGACGTTGATTTCGATAGCCGTTCCCACTGCGTTTGAGCCGTGCATTTCACGCACCGCGCCAAACTTCATATAGTCGGGAATAGCCGCTTTCATTGCTTCTGCCGCGATGGTTTCGCCGTCTGAATCGACCGCCTCACTTGAGGCATAACCCCAAACTTTGACGGTACCGTCGTCCTGCGCTTCCATCTTGGCGATTTCTGCGTATAACTTTGCCATTCTGTACTCCAAAAAAGAGCCGCTCCCATAAAGAGAGCGGCAAACCCATCACTACCACCAGTTAAATTAAACTTTCTGCACATCTTCTGCCAAAACAGGGACGACCGTGCATCTGCAATTAGGGTGGGCGGGCGGCGTCATACCGCCATGTGCGAAATGCTCATGCAGACCAATCACGCCCATATCCCCGTTTGTATTGCAAATCGCAGACACCTTGTCATCTTCGGCGGTTATCCACCGCTTCCCGGCAACAAGCCCCGTTTCTTCCCAGCCTATCAGGTTGCCCATGCCGTCAGCCATCGCCGTCTCAGTTCGGGCTATGGTTCGGGCGCGGGCATTGCTAAAGGCGTGGGATTCTTTCAGACGACCCGCCAACTCCTGCACGCTGTCGCCGTTTCGCATGGCTTCGACCACTTGGGCGCGTATCATTTCGCGCGTTCCCTCTGTGATTTGCCATTCGGCGGCAGGATTTTGGATAAGCTCGCCGCCCACCCACTTCATGCCGACCATTTCGGCGGCGCGTTCATGCGCCCACTTGACGGCACGGCTGCGAATATTCGTAACCATACCGACGGCAGGGTCAGGCATAACATGCAACAAGGCAGCAACCGCCCCATCTTCCGCCGCGCGTCTGATGATAGGCTCGACCACATCGGACAAGTCCGACCATTCGCCAAAATCCAAACCGTCGGTAATGATTTTGGCCACTCGGTTCAGTTCGGCGGTCAGGTCTTCAGCCTGCCAGTCAACAGCCGCCCCGCCAATCAGCGCGGCAATCTGTTCAGCCAAGCCGTCAATGCGCGTCAGCAAATAAGCCTCAATAAGCGCGGCGGCTTCGTCTTCGCTCATCGGGCTTTCCGACTTTCCCAGTTTTTCAGCCTCTTGATTCGGCTGTTCTTCAGGCTGTTGGCCGTCTTGCTTATTCGGATCAGGCTGTTCTTGCTCAGGTAACGGCTCCTTACCCAATTCGGCGCGGATTTCGTCGGCGGTCAAGATGCCAGCGTTTTTGTAGATGGCGTAGATTTCTGCCTGTTCTTTCGGATTAAGTGATTCCTCTTCCTTCCAAACAAATTCATAAGCCGCCATATCCATGTATCGGGCAAGAACGTCATCAATCAGGGCTTTAACCCAGTTTTTCAGGCTGCTCATACCGTCGGACAGAGATTGTTCACGGCTCGTCTCTGCTACGCTGCGGTTTACCTGTGCCACAAACGGCGTAGGCTCGACGCTAAACGCAAAGCAGACGACACGTGCCAGCCATTCATCGTAAACGTCTTTCAACGGCGGCTGCTTAGTCTCTTTAAAGTTTCGGGATAGTTCGCCCGGCACGAAACGCATCTTTCGCCGTTCCGCTGTTTCGCCCGATAACAACAAATCCCAGTATTCTTGGAAGCGTTTAATATCTTCCATCGTCCACGTTTCAGGCACGCCGATCAAAGCATCGGGAACGCTGCCCGCCGTGTAGTATTCCAGCGCGTGAATCTGCCGTTTTAGGGCAATGTTCACGGTCATGATGATTTGCTCGACGGGGGAATAGCCGTAAACCTTGTAGCTTCGATTATTGCGTGAGCGGTAAATCAATTCGTCCGCCGTGTAATCGACCGCCGCCATGCCGTACAAGATTTGCTGATACGCCGTTTCGGGCGGCAAGGGTAGGCGACCTGTGTTATCCAACACGCGCTTAATCGTCGCCCCGTCTATCACTTCAAGGGCGTACAAGTCTCCGCCAAGCGTTTTGCGGGGATAGATACACGGCGCATCAATGACGAACAAGTCTTCCAGTAAGATGCGTAACCAGTCTGCCCATGTATGTTCTTTGTCAGGCGACTGAAAAAATGCGATTGCTTCATCGACCTTTCGGTCTTTGCGCTGTGATTCGTTGTTTGCCGTTGACTCAACATCGCGCTTTTGGATCGTCCATTTCAGACTCTCCATTTGGTCTTTGCGCTTTTCGATAACCAAACGCAATACGTCGTAGTTATCGGCAAGGGCGCGTAATTGTGCAAAGCCTATTGCCTCACGTTCACGCGGCTTAGAATGCCCAACGTTGTAAAATGGCTCGTAATCGAACCGCCGGCCCTCTGCCTGTTGTGCAACAGGGGCTAAAGGCTCGCCTGCGTCAAACCATCCGTCCGCGTTGCCGGTAAAGGCGTAACGGACACCAGCGGCGACACGGGCAATAAAGCCCTGTGATAATGGTGTCTTTTTACTCATTTGCTTGCCTCAACCTGCGACCGCAGGTAATCAATCATGCCCGTTCGGGTGTCCAGTAGTTCACTAAATGCACGGCTCAAACAGTCGATTTGATCGTCGTGCTGTCCGTTTGGGAACATCCGCATCTCTGAAATCAGCGCGTCTGTGTCCCATGTGCCGTCATCCAACACCATCACATTACCGATGTTGACCTGTGCCGCGAATGGCTCGGCGCGCGTAACCTTGTCGCCTGATTCGGGGCTTGCAGATACAGAAAAACCCGCCAACTGACGGGTTAGATACAGGGTTTGCGATTTACCGGCCTGACCGGGGTCTTGGGGGATAGATACTTTCGTTTTCACGCCGTCTTTTTGCGCCGTGTTTTTCAAAATTCTGTCCCGCTCATCCGCGCCATACTGACCGCGCACGACGTTGGCGATGATGTACCGCCCGTCTTCCGTAACACCAAGCCTACCGCCTGCCGTGTAGTCGCCGTCGTTCGCAGTGGACGCTAAGTCCCATCCGCGTACCCATCGGATATTCCCAGCGGGCAGGGCTTTCACAAATTGCAGATTGTCAGGTTTGAACGTACCACCATCAGGCGGGGCAGGGCGTTGCAAATACTGCCCGGCAAACACATACGGCGCAGCTTGCTCCATACGGCGCAATGTTTCGATATCGTGCTTTTCAGGCCACAACGCCGTGCCGTCATCTTGAATCGCTGGTAAGCACAAATGTTCCCACTCTTCGCCATTACTACCGTCAAGCAGCCAACCCGCGATGTCTTTCTCGTGCAGCCTTTGCATAATCACGACAATAGGCGTTTCAGGGCTGTTTTTACGGGATTCCAGCGTGTTTTGAAACCAGTCGATAACGTTTTGCCGTCTGACCTCGCTTCGCGCTTCGTCAGCCTTATGGAGGTCGTCCAAAATTAGCGCGCCTCCGAAACCGTCCCGATGCTTGCCCGCGCCGAAACCTGTAATCGTGCCGCCTGTACCTGTTGCGTACATCACGCCGCCCGCTGTCGTCTTCCAGTGATGGCTACTCTCGCTTGCAAGCTCTACACCGGGGAATATCGCCCGATACTCTTCGTGCTGGACAAGATTACGAATCTGCACAGAGTTATTAACCGCCAGCGTTGATGAATAGCTCGCATGGATAAACTCGCAATCGGGAACACGCCCCATCGCCCACGCAATGAAGTTCACAACCGCGATTTCCGTTTTCGAGTAGCGCGGCGGAATGTTGATAATCAGCCGTTTCGTTTCGCCGTTGAAAACACGCTCAAGTGCATCACATATCAATTTATGATGTTTTGCCAACAACCATGCATATCCGCGCCGCGCATAAAACATATTCAGCGTAAAGTAAAACAAACTATTCCGCGAAGCTTTGCGCAATGCTTCTTGTCTCTCTTCCGCTGTGTACGTCGTCATTTCACAACAACCTTTAACGCCTCTTCCAATGCACCCTGCAAATCTTCTTTTGACATCTCAATCCCATTCCGACTTGGTGTCATACTGCCATCAGATGATTTTAAATCCACCACCAACCCTTTAAGCAGTTTCTGACGTGTCATCGTTAAAGATTCAATACGGGCAAGCAGGCGGTTAATAATCTCCCCGTAATCACGATAAACAAAAGTCTTTTGTTTCACAGGGGGCACATCAGGGTCGTCTTGGATTGCGACACCACCAATAACAGATGGCGTCTCCACCAATCTATCCAACTCTAACCGCTCTTCGTCTTGCCGCTGCTTCTGCTCTTCTTCAAGCTTCATAGCGCGTCGCAATCGAATCTTGCACAGCTTCAACTCTTCATCGACACTCTCAAGCTCAATTTCAGCAGCAATATCTTTTTCTTCGTCTGTATAAAAATCAGAATACAGGCTGCCCGGCTTGCGGCTATTTGTATGACCTTTGGGCGCGCCTGTACTTTTCCCCCCATGCAATCGGCAACGGCCATTAGGCATGGCAGGGCTTTGGCACACTCCACCACTACGGGTTTTTGCACCGCAAATATCTGCACCTTTAACTGGCATAAAACACCTTTTATTGCATGGGGTTAATTTATAAATAAAAAAAGCCCAATAAAATCAGGCTTTAATATTATGAACCGCTTGAACGGCTCGAAAACGCATTGCTACGGCCACGACCGCCAGCAGCCTTACCGCGAATATGCGGTTTACCATGCACTTTTACGCCACGCATAGACACCTCCTTTTTACAGACACAAAAAAGCCGCCCATTGGACGGCTGCTTAAAAATCAATCTACAAATCCTGCCCAAGTCTTATCGACTTTCGGATCAGCAACAAACGCCACCTCTTCATCCGGCAACTCAATGCCAAGATATTCGGCTAATTTAACCCCATCAATGTATTTATCGCCAAACTGTCGCCAATTCATGGCCGCGATAAACGCATCCGCCTGAGCGCGAGTTTGGAAACAAATGCAACTCCAATACTCGCTATCTGTCGCTGATACTTTCCGCTTGTTTTCCGCCTTTAAGCGGTCCCGGAATCCTTGTTTGACAGCATCTAAATCATTTTTACTATCGGTTTCTGGATTACCTGTCAATTCCGGCATATTCACAAGCGGCTTTTGCTTGCGCTTCCACTTTGCCACTTGGTTTTTAGCGGCTGCCACTTTATCAGCCGCCTGTTGTTTCAAATCAGATTTTGCCATTTGCGCACTCCCATCTAAAAATCTCTAAATCAACCATTGGGAAAAACTCAAGTATCCTTTTATAATCATCAGGATAATGTTTTTTTATCGGGAGCAAAAACCGCAAATCCAAGCCATCAAATGACCGCCCAAAAATCTTGTAATCACTACCAAGCCGGACATTGTGCTTTTTAAAGCACTCTACCAAATCAGCCTTTTTCCAATCCCAAATAGGATGATATTTAAGCAGATTGTAGCTTATACTGCCATGCGACTGGATCGCAATTCGGCGCATCGGGCTATCAGCAGCACGGACACCATCAGCAACTAATGTTTTTTTATCCAATCCATGCATTTGGCACATCGCAGCCTGAATATCAGTGTAATCAAAATCAGGCAACCCTGCATCTTCAATTACAGCGCAATTTTGCGGCGGCTGAAAAACAAAATTATTAAGCAGTCTATGCAATGACGGATGAGGGAGCTTAGTGATTTTAAAACCAAACTGACGCTCATACATATCAAGCTGCTCATCAACAAATGCCAAATCAGGGACGAGATATAAATAATATGGGACTACCTCATCAAAATAATCTTTAATTGCGAGATATGTAGCAACGGCATCTTTACCACCGCTAAATGCAAGCAGTGTTTTATTTTGCCGCTTCCGGACCTCTTTAATAGTTTCAAGCCCGCTTAAAGCTGCCATTTGACAAACTCCAATCAGTATTAATATAATTACACATTATATATAACTTAATTAGATATTGCAATATGCAAAACACAAAATTTAAAACACTTTTAGATTCTGCGCAAATTACACAAGCAGACTTATCAAGGAGGCTAGGTATAAGCCCAACATCAGTAAGCAAATGGCACAAAATCGGCGTTCCGCAATATGCATCCGCCTATCTTGAGCTACTGGCAAAATATAACCGGCTAATGGATAAAATCTAAAGGGATAGCCCCATACCGATAACGGCAGGGGCTATGTGCAAGAACCGCTTTACAGCCTGTCATGGCAGGCGACCGTCAGGTCGGGCAAACGCTGTTTCACTTGCTCCGCGTTCTGTTATCTCTATGCCTGAATCACAGGCTATCTTGAAACGCAAAAACCGCCCTATAAAGGCGGTTTATATAGCTATTTCCAAACTATAGCATAATTCTAACATTTTCCTCCGCTATGTCAAGCGTTTAATAGCTATCGGGAATAGATGGGGCGGAAACCACAACACCATCTTTCATTACGACAGAGACGGAACGCGCTGAACCAGTGAATCCATTTGCGAAAGACCATACATAAATCAAGCCGTTTGGTGTAGATGTCGTCATGTTTGGCTTACCAAGCAGAGACAATACTTGCTGCTCGCTCATACCCTCTTTTACTTGGCGGGCGTTATCCCAATTAAAATTTGTACCAGCACAACCAGCCAAACAGGCGGCGACAGCAATGGCGGAAATCAATTTCTTCATTTTTCATCCTTGTGTGTAGTAAAGTGGGTTATGAGATTATGCCACATTGTTTAAACTCGTCATAGAGTTTCAAATAAGCGGTTGTCTCAATCGCCGCTAAAATCTTTCTCACTTTCTCAAACTGTCGGTAAACATGACCGTTCGATACGTCGTATTTATCCATAATGGCGGTTTTCTTCGGCCGCTCCGTGAACAGGTTGGATAAAATCGCGTCACATAACAGAAGATTCACGCCATTATTCTGCTCTTCGATATAGGCGGTTATATCTACAATTCCGCTCAAATCCGCACTGTGTTTACACTTAACTACCGCAAGCTCATATCGGTTCAATACACGCTCAATTTTGCTGATAATCATCTCAGCATGGGCATGTTTTTCCGCCTGCGTCAAATCCCCACCGCCGCCCATAACGCCCTTACTCTCACACCAAGCGCAAACTAACGCCGTGCCGTTAATTGGCTCTATTCTCTCGCCTTTAATACTGTAAACATCTTCCAGCACTTCCTCAACTGTGTGATACATTCTTGCCCCTTAAAATTCCCAAATTAACCCAAAATTCCCTGCCGCCCACGCCTGTAAGCGGTTTTGGTAGTCTGTCATTTCCGCCGTGTTTAGCGTTGTCGTGCTTATCGGTGTCTTAACTTCTGTTCCGTCCGGCATGGCCTTTAACTCATAGCCTAGAAACATCCCTTTGCAATACTCGTGCCACGTTTCCGCGCTGTACCGCCTGCCGTTGACCCACGCTTTATCTGCTAACTCCCCGTAGATTTTCCACAAGCGGCGGTTTTGCTCGATACTGCGTTTCGATTTGTGCGGGCGGATCGTGATGTCGAGATTACCGTTTTCAAACCACCCGTTCAGGTTATCCCAAATCGACCGCATGACACCGCGCGCGTTTTGCGGTGTCAGCGTGAATTTCGCTTCGTTCATTTCAGTATCCTGAAATTCATGCCAAACCAAATAACAAAACCCAATACACCAATGACTACCCCAACTACAACCAAAAATATTGCTAAAATCCAACTCATTTCAAACGTCCTTTCAAACTGTCAATATCCATTTAAAATATACTTAACCTGTTCCAACAATTCCCTTTCCGTTCCGTATAAGCTTTCAAACGTTTGCGGCGCGGCGTGAAAGGCTATCCCTACCCCACCAGTCCGATGATGTGTAGGGCATAGCGGAATCGTCTCAAAATGGCTGTTTCGCCGCCCTATACCTGCACCGTTTCGGATATGGTGTACCTCTGCCGGTATGTCGTATCGCCCACTGTTACGGCAGACGATACAACCGAGAGAGGCCACACGCTCAAGGTGCTTCTTTTCCTCTTTGGTTTTGCTCATTTATGCACTTTCCCCAAACAGAAAGAATGACAAAAGCAAAACGCCATAGATAATCACAAACCATGCGACAACAAAAAAATACATCGGCGTGATTGTCGTTACATTTTTGGCATCAAGCCGAATGATTACTTTTTTAGTCAAATCCAATTTGATTAAAAATTTAGCGAGAAAATAACCAAAATGAAGAAAAATTAATGACGAAACAATCGAAAAAATTTTAACCACTTCTTAAACCTCCGCAATTCCTATATCAAGCCCACCGTCCTCTCTTGGCTCGCTCGAATATGTTGATAAAATAAATTTGACTTGGTTGTCGTTGTGATAGACAACCCCTTGCAAGGCATCGACAGCGACTTTTAGGCAGTTATCAAGGTCTAGTATTACCTTGCTTGCCGTGCCGTCCTTGTTCATCTTTGGCACTAGGCTGACAAACAGGATTACATCTTTTTCAGACGGCCTAAAACCTGCTCTTTCTGCCGCGTGGGAAACGCAAAGCTTGTACGCTTTCGCTTCCTTGCTTAATACTTGCCGATTCCGAAATGTTTTCCAGTATCGGTTCGTGCTGATTGGGTATGGCAGGGAAAGAACATTTGCCCTTTCCGCCGCCTCTAATATTTGCTCAATCGGGATTAATACTGACAATGCCCACCCCAATCATCGTCATCGTCATGGTTGCGTACTTTCTTTGCGACCCATTCGACAAAGCCAATCGCCAACACTACGACCGCTACACAAATCAAAAATACCGAGAATTTCATAAATAGCTCCATTTCATGCCGAATTGTTTGTAAATCTTTTGGGCTTCCCCTGCTTTCCAATACTGGTTACTCAACAATGGGAACGCTTCGTTTGAAAGATTGACAGTATCTTCAACGCTCAAGCCTTTAGGCATACACGTCAAATCCCATACGCTTGGCTTTGGCGGCTTAGGAACTGGCTTAACGCCGTGTTTTTCTCTGTAAGCCTCCCGTTTACAGGCCTTGCATGTCCAGTAATACACCCAAACACCATCACGGTTTGGATATTTTTGATAAAAACTGTCAATCGGCTTTTCTTGTTTGCAACACTTGCAAACTCTAGATTTAGGCGCAACAGCCACCGTCTTGCATGGCTCATGTTTCGCCCGCTCTTTTTGTTTCTCTTTTCGTTTTATCGCCAATCGTTCGCGCTGTTTTCGGTCAATTTCATCTCGATTCTCTCGGATGTACTTTTTTTGATATTCCGCCTTGCAGGATTTGCAAAGAGACAAGTATTTAAACTCCCCTGTTTCCTCATCTCTGCGTCTAGTCATTTCCGGCAACGGTTTCATTTTTCCGCATTTATTGCATTTTTTGGTTTCCATTTCCCCTACTCCTTTTCGCATCGTCCAAATTCATCAACCGGCGGCATATCTACCCAAACAGTAATTCCGATCAGTGCAGCTATTGCACCAAGCCCAATAAGAAACACCGCCATCATTTGCGGCCTCGCTTGAACTTGTTTCGTTTCAGTAGCTCCAATTCAGCGCGCAGACGTTGGATTTCTGCTTTCAGCGCCGTATCGGCTTTGATTTCTAAGGTTGCGATAATCTCTGATTTCACTCTTGCAAGCTCTGCGTTCTTCGCTTCAATTTCCGCTTGCAGTTCTTCGATTTTCTGCGTTTGCGAGGTCATTTTTGCCATCAGGCCGTTGGAAGTGCGTTTTTCTTCGTTCAGACGGCTGATTGTTTCCGACAGGTTCGCACTGACCATTTCCGCCGCTTTTTCCATTTCAGCTTTTTCTGCTCTCATTTCGGCTTTTTCTTTCAGTCCGTCTGAAATCCTCTGACTGTAATCTGTCACCGTGATTCTCAATCGCTCAGCGGTCTGAATAACCTCCTCATAGTCTTTCTTACTTACGCCGCCCAATTTCTCGATTAACCAGTTTTTCATTTTCGTTCCCCTTTTTAAAAATAACTGACAATATCTTTAATCAAATCTGATGGAATAGACGACCTGACGATTCCCCTATTCCCTTTCCAGTCTTTAAACGCAAACTTCGCCTTGTTTGTTTTCTTCAGGTTCATTCCAACGTTGGAAGCAAAGCCGGTTCGCTTGAGCGGAAACTCTTCACTGTATGCCGCGTAACAAGCAGTGTTCTTTACAAAATCCAGCCCCTCGCGCTTCAGCTTTTCAAATAGCATTGACGACTGCGGATTCTCGATAACAAACGGAATTTCTAAAGCCTTTACAAGCTCGCAAACAAACAATGCTGTCAAATCCCCGTTTACGCCGCCTTTTAAATACCTTGAATAGATTTCAGGAATTTCCGGCGCGTTTCTGTCGACAAGTCTCTTGATTGACGTGTATGGGTGCCGCTTCCAGTCATCAAACGTCCTAAGTCTCAACGTCTCTTTGCATCGGTAAGCGTTTCCGTTATCGCCCGCGGTTGCGAAGCTCCAAGATTCACACGGTGGGCTTGCCATCAGTAAGTCGAACGGTTCTTTCTTGTGCATATCGACCAGCTTTTTAATATTCTTCAGGTCTGACAAATCCATCACAATATCGGCGTTCCCAATTCCTACCGACACTACATCATACTCAGGCAGTGCCTTTTTTACGCTGCCGTTCCCGTCGTCAAACAAAGCTAAAATTCTCATTTATCATTTCCTTTCGTTGCGCCATTCTTCAAACTTTTCGCGCCGTTTTTCCATCGTGCCGTTTGCTTCGGCTTTAAAATCTGCGTGTAGGCAGTGGTAGCAGGTTTGCTTAGTTGTAATACTCATACTCTCCGAACCTTTGGTATTGCCCCTCCCACGTCAAATCAAGCACACCACGCTCGCCGTCTCGATTCTTCGCAATAATCAATTCCGCCGTTCCTTGCGGTGCGTCTGAATCGTAGTAGCCCTCACGGTATGGCATCAGTACCAAGTTTGCGTTTTGCTCAATACCGCCACTGCCTCGAAGGTCTGCCAAGCTAGGGCGTTTGTCGCTTTGCTTTTCAGTTGCCCTGTTTAATTGGGCAACCAGTAAGACATGAATTTGCAGTTCCATTGCCAAGCGTTTTAGACGTGCCGTAATATCATCAAGCTCGGCAACCTCGTTCACGCCTTTACGCGGCATCAGGTGCAGATGGTCTACAACAAGCAGGTCAAGCCCTGATTTGCGCTTCTCTAATCGGCATCGTGCGGCAATTGCATCAATTCCGATCATCTCGGTATCAATCACAAACTTCCAATTTCTCGCCTTGCTGATATACAGGGCAAAATTGTCTGTTTCTGTTTGTGTCATGCGGTATTTTTTCAGCCTGCCGTAATCAATCGCATATTCAGCAGATGCGCCGCGTTGGGTTATCTCCATACCTGACATCTCGTAGCTCTGGAATCGCACTGACAGGCCGTTTTTTGCACAGTGCCGGGCAATGTTTTCAGCGAGAACCGATTTACCCATTCCCGGCCTTGCGCCGATTACCGTCAGATTTCCGCGTTGCAGGCCGCCTGTCGCTTCGTCCAAATTGCTGAAACTAGTTGAGAAGCCAAGCATTCCGCCAGTTTCTAAAATGCGCTCCCAGTGGTGCAGTGTTGCTTCCAGTGCGTCCTCATAGCTCATTGATTCGCTATTGCCTGCCGCCGTGTCGCTGATTTTGTCCAGCAAGGCCACTGCCTCCGCCTGTCTGTCGGCAATACTTCTGCCGTCTCGCTCTGTTGCCAGCTTCCCGATTTGTTCAGCGGCAAATCTCAATTCACGCTCTGCCGCACTTTCCGACACCAGCCGCGCATATCGGCCAACATTCGCCGCCGATGGCGTGTTTTGTTGCAGGTCAATCAGGTAGGCAAGGCCGCCTGTTTCTTCGCTCAATCCACGCTTGCCAAGTTCGGCATCAAGCGTAATCACATCTACCGGCAGGCCGTCTGAAATCATCGACATGGCCGTCTTGAAAATCAGGCCGTTTTTGTCGCTGAAAAAATCCTTTGGCGTTAAGCCTGTCAGCAAGTTTGCAGAATCGTTGTCAATCAGGATTGCGCCCAAGACTGACTGTTCTGCTTCCAAACTTGCCAAGATTTCAAATTGCTCAGTCATTTTCAAAATTTCCCCAATGGTCGAAGCCCTGATGTTTTTTTAACTACCGGCATACCGTCAGCAGTTCGTACGGCTATGCGTTTGTGAGCAGGGTCTCGTCTTACCGCGCCCAATTCGCCTCTTGCCTTTAAGCGTGACAGCGATTGAAAAAACTTGTGTTCCCACATCGCCTGCGTTTGCATATTGCCTCTTGCGCCCCAGTAGCCTGTAAACTCAATCAGCGCGTCTTTGATTCGTTCGTCCTCAAGGCTTGGAATTTGTGAGCGGCGAAGTTTCGCGTTAAACGCTTTTTTGTCTTCAGGCTCCCAGTTGTCGAAAATCTGAAAATCGTCGCTGCCGATGTTGATGGGTTTTGCGCTCTCAGATGCTTCGGGAACCTCTCCCTCTCCCTCTCCCTCTACATCTCCGTCTTTACTATCTTTCAGTACTTGTTTATATTCAGTATTTACTAGTGTCGGCTCAGCCTGATTAGGCTTACCCTGATTAGGCTCAGCCTGATTAGGCTTACCCTGATTAGGCT